ACCTCTTGGAACATCTTGTTAAATGCCCAACCGAATGGTACAACGACCATAGTCAGGATTATGTTCCAAAATAACATTGGGTCAATGCTTTCCATATTACTTGCTTTCTAATATTGCAATACGTGCTTCTAATTCTTGTATAGTTTTTACGAGTAAAGGCACAAGTTTGCTTTGGTCTATACCTTGTGGTTCAATTTCTGTTTTAGAATATGTTTTTGCATCACCTACTTTTTTTGTAGGATTATCACCCTGTGTTTCTTTATCGTGTTCTGTGTATCTTGTTTCTACTCGCATAGCATCTTTTTTACCACTAATAGCTTCTGGCACAATATCTGAAACTTCGTGTGCAATAAAACCATCAACAGTTGTGTCTTTGTCATCTATAAAATTAAATCTGCTTGGCTTGAGTTGCTTTAGTCTAGTAGTCGCATCCCACTCCGTCACTATATTCTCTTTTAGTCTGTAATCAGATGATGTGTTGAAAGAAGTTCCACTATTTGAATATGCAATACTTCCTACAGTTTGATTACCATTTTCAAAATTTAATACTGTAGAACTGCTTGTTGAACTTGCCCTATCAAAAAATAATGTACAAGCACCATTACTATTATTAGGTTTTATTGTCACACCTTCATTTGCTCCTGATGCAGTACAACCTACAAGAAATTGACCATCAGATGTGAGACGCATACGTTCTGTTTCATTTGTGCTAAATCTCATAGTAGTAGGAACTGTAGAACCTGATGTTCCATCTTGCACCACAGATATTTCAGCACCAATATCTGAAACAGCAGAAGTATTTACACCTCTAAATTTGATTGAACCTAGTGACTCACCATCTGCTGTAGCTGCAAAGTTACCACTATCAGTTGATGATTTTTGCATCACTATTTCAGGCTGATGACTATCTGTTGTTGACCTACATAAAAATGATAACACTGCACCTTCAGCAGATGTTGCAATATTTAACTTACCACCATTTATTTGGGATGTCTCACCAATAGCAACAAAGTCACTTCCTGCATCACATACTAAAAGGTTAGCATCACCATTGCCTTCAACACGTAAATCTACATCATTGCTATCTTCGTTGATTACTACTCCACCTGATAATATTCTTGCTGTATCACTTGCTCTTGTCATTTGTTACCCTTTCAATGCTTTCACTTCTGCTTCAAGTGTTTCTATTCTTGTAAGTGCTTCTTGTAGTGATTTTGTTAGAAGAGGTACAAGTTTAGCTTGGTCTATACCCTGATACATTGGATTACCATCTTCATCCACTTCATCCTTTTTGCCTGTAATCGCTTGTGGAACAATATCTTGAACTTCGTGAGCTAAGAAACCCTCTACTATTCTATCTTTATCTGCTGTGAAATTAAACTTACATGGTTTTAACTTTTTTAATTCAGTTGTTGCATCAAAACTGTAGTCTACGTTTTCTTTTAACCTATAATCTGAAGTTGTGTTATATGCGACAGCAGTATTGTTATTGTTAGTTATTGTACCTCTTGATGTGCCACCACTATGAAAGTTTATAAAAGCAGCACCATTACCACTAGAAGTATCATTTATACAGAATCCATTATCAGAAGCAGAAGCAAAATCCATAGACATTCTACCTGCAGTTAGTGATGTAGTTCTACTGATACACACATCTCCGTTTCCTAACACCACAAGATGTGTATTTGATTGGTCATGGTCTGTTAAACGTAAAACTTCATCAGCAGTGGTTGAACCTGCTGAGACTTTTAAACCAAAACTTCTATCGTTTGTTGCTTCAGCATTATTAAAAAATGCAACAAACAAATTATCAGAACTTAAACCTGTACCATCAGTTGACGATTGTACATGAAGAGGGTGAACTGGGGAATCTGTGCCAATCCCAACTTTATTCGTACCTCCATTTACAACTAAAGCATTAGCTGTGTCATTTGATTCCACACGAAAATCTACATCTGCACTATCTTCATTAAATACTGCACCACCTTTAGCTGATAAAGCACCAGTTAATGTAGATGCACCTGTAACTCCAAGAGTACCACCCATAGTAACATTGCCATCAAACGTACCACCATCTGCTTTACTTACAGTGTCTGCTACCGAGAACACATCAAACACCACAATGACCACGAGGTCACTTGCACTTGCTCCTGTGCCTAATACGATTGATGTGCCACTTGTTGCAGTGTAGTCTGCATCGCCTAACTTTACACCATTTTGATACACATCTACGAAGTTACTGTCTTTGTAACTTAAAGATGTACCCTCTGCACCTGCACCACTGAATGTGGTCTGCGATGCTGTGGCAGTGTAGGTGTGAACCCTACGTACTCCATTAGATGGACTGACTCCTATATATGCCATTGTTTATTTCCTTTGTGCTTCAACACTAGCTTTGTATGCTTTTTTCACATCATCTGTCCAAACTGTATTAGCTATTGTCTGTACTTCTGCAGGTTTATCACTTATATCAGTATCTGTATGTGTCCATGTGTCACCATTTTTTTCTGATATACATGGTGATAATCCATAACGACTTCTTGTTCTGCTTATTTCAACACCATCTTCTTTTATGATTATATCTGTAGCTACTTGAACACATTTATGAATACCTACCACTTCAATTTTTTGTATAATTTCTTCTTTTGTAATTGCCAATTTATTCTCCTATAATGTTTGATAATGAAGCACCCAAATTAATGTGCTAGAACCACCTATTGCTGGGTCAGTGCCAACATACTTAATTGTTGTATCTGACCCAGAAAGCACACCATCTAACAAACAAGTTGTTGAGTTTGAATTAAAACGAGTCACAATTTGCATATCACGCAGACCTGCTGTATTATGATAAATTGAACCTGCTCCTATGTCTCCAGATATTGTAAATGGCAAGTTAGTTATGGATACGGTAGAACCATCAGTATTAGTACCAGTAACTAGTTTAGCATAAACTGTAACATGGTCACCTATTTTAACAAATTTACCAGAAGTCGAGGATAGACTAGAATAACCACTCCATGTAGGTGTGAATGTTCCTTCTTCATAATCTTGAAGAGTGTTACTATCTGTGTTTGATGTAACTCCTAAACAAACACCTTTAGCAGATGTGCCAAATATTAGGTCTCCAGAGCTTATTGTAATATCTGTGCTTGATAAATTTAAACCTTCTGCACCTGCACCTATTACTTTTGTTAATGCCATTATGCGTTCTCCAATGCTGCCACTTTTGTTTTAAGTGTGTCTATCTCTGCTAATGCTTCTTGTAGTGATTTCACTAATAGTGGTACAAGTTTAGATTGGTCTATGCCTTGATAAACTGGATTACCATCTGCATCTTTTTCATCTTTAGTTCCGTTAATAGCTTCAGGCACGATGTCTGAAACTTCATGGGCAATAAAACCTTGAACAGTTGTATCTGAGTCTGCTTTAAAATTAAACTTGGCAGGTTTTAGTTTTTTTAGTTCTGTTGAACCATCCCAATCATAATTAATATTTTCTTTAAGTCTGTAATCTGAAGAAGTATTAAATGCTGTGCTAGTTCCACTCGTTGATATACTTCCAATAAAACCATTTGTATTTGCAAATCTCATATGAGAATGACTACTTGTGCCACCTTTTGATGTATCAATTCTAGTTGTGTCATCACTAGCTAATATTGTTATACCATTAACACCTGCTCCTGCTTCAGTTCTTTGTGTTATTTTACCCTTAACATTAACTTGTTCCATAGAGCCATCAGTATGTCTCTTAAAAGTAGTAACAGTTGCAGCAGTTTCAGAATTTGCACACTTTATATCTACCTCTCCTGCATTTTTATCTGCAGCAAAGTTTGCTCCTGCTCTAAAATCAATTCCTGAATTAACTAAAAGAGCATCTGTTCCAGAGGAGTTGTTTGGAGTTGAAACATTTATAGATGCAAGAATATTACCATCAGCAGTAGCAGTATCATTTCTTCTAATATTAAAAGTAACTGTGCCATCGGCAGACCTTTGTAAATTTAAACCATCATTGTGACTATGTTGTAAAAACACATCTGAATCTGTTCCTAAATGAATTACACTAGAATCTGATAATAATTTTATATCATCTCCAAATACTGCATCTTTGGCTACAGATAACCCACCATCAGTTTGTAATGAACCATCAGTGGTTGAAGTTGCCTCTGTAGTATCATCTGTTTTTAACACACCACTAAATGTACCACTGGTTGCACTCAACGCATTGTTACTTGGATGACTTACTGTACCCACTGTTCTAAACAAGTAATACACAAAGATATTATTACCTGAGTTACTTGATGGTGCAGCAGTAAATGTAAGTGTAGTTCCACTGCTTACTGCGTATGCTACAGATGGCTCTTGTATAACACCATCTACAGATACAAGTATATCTTCATCAGACCCTACTGCATGGTCTAATGTAAATGCAGTTGTAGAGCCATCACCTGAAAATACAGATGCTGCTTTGGGTGCTACAAATCTATTGGATGGGTCATTACCGATGTATGCCATCTTATGTTATCTCCATTATACTCAATGTTCCTGAAATTTTATCTGCTACAGAACAGTCTACTCTTAAAAGGTCTCCTGTCTCAAGTATGACCTTACCACCTGTTAATAGTTCTAGTGATGAACCTACAGGTATAGGTGCATCCTTTACTAAGAATGATGTTCCGTTGGTTGCTGCTCTACCACCACCTGATGTAGTAGATACAAGCTCTACTTCTGTAGTTACTTGAGCAGTATGTATGTTTGAAAGTATTAGTCCAATCACCACTGTGGTTGTGCTACTTGGAACTGTATATATTGTATACGGAGAACCTGCACTGTTTGGCTCGGCAGCGAATGTGACTACTTTGAATGTATTTGCCATTTTTTTATTTCCTTATAATTATACTCGGTTTTGCCTAATTTGTCAAGTAAAATTAACCGAGGGCAATCGCTAATGCAGTTGGGTCATCCGTTGTAAAACCTGCACTACTTAAATATGTTTTTACATCTGTCAATGCTACTTGTTTCATTGTACCATTGTCATTTGTTACTACTCTATCTGCATCTACTAATGTTGTAGAAGAAGCAGATGTACCACCATCCATGATGTTTAATTCTGCTGCAGTTGAAGTGACATTTGTACCACCTATATCAAGAGTGGTTACAGATATCTCTCCTGCAACTGTCGCTATACCATCTGCTAGTGTTATTAAATCTGTATCATCTGTATGCCCTATAGTTGTACCATTAAGAGCAATATTATCCACTGTGAGAGCACTTAATGTACCAAGTGATGTAATATTAGTCTGAGCAGCAGTTTGAAGTGTACCTGCTAATTGTGTAGCTGTTAGTCTTCCTGTGCTTGGATTGTATGTTAAATTACCATCCATCTCCAAACCAACATTACCTGTGCTAGATGTAGCATCCTCCACAAAGGTAATTAAGTTTTCTTCGTTTGTACTTTCGTTATCTGTAACTAATACATGAGCAGAGTTAGTTGCGTTTGTTACAGTAACACCTGCAATAACTGTGTTAAGTGCAGTTCCGTTGACTGTTATAGCATCTGCTTCTAGTGTGCCATCAATATCTGCATCACCTGATATGTCTAATTCAGTGGCAGTCAACTTGGCAATTTGTAAGTCTTCAAAGCTAGAACCTAACTTTAATTCAAACTGAGGTCCTGTAGTATTATATGTAAATGTAGCATCATCACCTGAACCACCTTCTATTGTAATACCTGCACCATTGATAACTGCACTTGTGCTATTACCACTATCTAATACAATATTGTGGTCGTTTAGATTTACAGTTGTTGAGTTTACTGTAGTTGTTGTGCCTGATACTGTAAGGTCACCTGTAACAGTTAAGTTATCTGCCACAGTTACTTCAGATGTGCTATGTCCTAATGTTATAGCAGTTCCCGATACACCTGTACCGATAGATACTGACTCACTACTATTTCCTGTGTCTACTATTAAATAAGCATCTGAGCCTTGTTTAATTGTAAATGCAGTTCCTGAGTTGTCGGATACTGCTACGTTAATGTCTGTTCCATCTGCACTAATAGAGTCAAGTGCAATGTCACCTACGTTTGTTATTGCATTGTCATTAAAAGATGTAGCACCCAAAGATATAGTGCCTGTTGCAGTTAAGTTACTAGAACCTATATCTATCGCACCAAACCCACTTGTTATTGAACCACTGTTTAATGCACCTACTGTTGTTACATTTGATAATGTATCTAGTGCAGATTCAAAATAAGTCTCAAAGTCAGTTAGTGCAACTTGCTTCATTGTACCTGCATCGTTGACTACAACTCTATCTGCATCTGCAAGTGTAGTTGATGATGCTGAAGTATCACCATCCATAATGTTTAGTTCTGTTGCTGTTGCATCTACTGCAGCTAGTTTTGTAAAGTCAGCTTGTACTAATCCTGATACACCATCTAATAAATTTAACTCTGTAGCAGTAGATGTTACGTTAGTTCCACCAATGTCTAGTGTAGTTACTGATATTTCACCTGCTACTGTTACTATGCCATTTGCTACAGTTATAAGGTCTGTATCATCTGTGTGACCAATAGTGCTACCATTTATAACAACATCATCTATATCTAATGAACCACCTGTTATCAAACCTGTGGTTGTTATAGTTGATGAGCCTGTATCAATGCTACCAAAGCCTGATGTAATAGAACCACTATTCAATGTACCTACTGTTACAAGGTTAGGCATTGCAGTTATTTCATCATCAAAGTAAGCAGCTAAATCTGTTACTGCTACTTGAACCATAGTTCCGTTGTCGTTTAGTACAACTCTATCTGCGTCTGCTACTGTGGTTGATGTTGCACTAGTATTACCATCTACTATATTTAATTCAGCTACTGTAGAAGTTATGCCATCAAGAACATTAAGTTCGTCTGTAGTAACTGTAGCACCATCTAATATCTCTAACTCTGCTTCAGATATACCTGCAGAACCTATTGTTACTGTTCCTGCAAAAGTTACGTTAGCACCATCAAATGTCATGGCAGTTGTAGTGCCTGATTTAATTATTAAGTTACCACTAGTATTCGTAGCACTACCAAATGTCGTGCCACCATCCTTGAATAATATATCTCCACCATCTGCATCTAAAGTTATATCACCTGCAGTATCAACTACGACTGCACCATCTGCTACTAAATCTAGTTGTCCATCCGTGGTGGAACTGATGTGTATAGCTGTATCTCTGAACTGTAGCTTCTCTGTAGAAGCAATAAGTATGTCATCACTAAATTCAAAATAATCCTCGTCTTCCATCCATTTGAGAACACCATCAGATGTCTCACCATCAAATGTTATTGTTATATCTGTTCCTGCAGTTCCTGCACCAAAGGTAAGTGTGTTACCTAGTAGTTTGGTAATAGGACCACCTTCTGCACTTGTACCATCGTGAGTATGTCCTGTGCTTGATGCAAAGGCAGCTAATAACTGATTAAACTCATCATTGGTATGAGCAGCAGTTATCACATCTCCGTCAGTATAAGATGATTGTCTAGTGTATGTAGCTCCCATTTATCTTCTTGCTCCTACTTGATATTCTAACTGAAAACCTTTTAGTGAGTATGGTGCAGTAGAACCACCATCGTTAACTCTTAATGCGACTGCAAAACCTGAACCCTCTACAGATTGTCTAAACAAAGGTTGCGATGCACCACCATAAGTTCCTGTAACAGACGAACTAACACCATATGTACTTGTTCCATATAAAGCAGCCACTGTTTGTGAATCTAGGGCATAAGCTGCAGGTCTTGATGAGTCTGCAGATTCATAATCATATCGTAAAAATAAATCTGCATCTATACTTGATTCAGGTGCAAAGTTAATAATAACACGTTGCATATGTTTTCTTATACCTGCATCACCAAATGTTAAGTCAGGACCTCTATATTTTCCTAGTATAGATGTTCCATCAAAGTCGTTACCTGACTCTTGTCTATATACATAGCCACCACTATATGCACCATGTAAAACTATAACATTTCCTGCAGATACAAATGTGTCTGTTGATGCAGGTTTGATGCCTCTTATTTCTGCAAACTCAAAAGTTTGTCCTTTCAATACACAGATGACACCTTTAGTTGCGTTTTCTGCTGTATTAGCTTTTGTAAAAAATATTCTATATTGTGTCTTGTCAGGTATAACTATTGAATCAAACTCTGATGCACTAGATAAATTAGCATCAAATAAACTCTGTACATTAGAGCTTATAGTTCCTAATTCAACGTCACCAATTCTTGCAGTACCTGCAATTGTACGTAAACCATCAGGTCCTAAGAAGATTAAGTCACCTGCAAATTCTTGGATTGTATCTCCGTTGATACATCCTATATCTCTTGTTACTGCAGTTATTGCAAAGTTACTTGTTGACGTTCCTGATAATTTAAATATTCTATTCTGACAAAATATAAATAAGTCTTCACGGAAAACTTTAAGACCTGTTATTTCATCATCAACTTTAATACTTCCTGCACCACTAGCAGTAGCAAAACTATCCTCATCAAAAGGCACACTAAATACTAACTCTTGTTTAGCACTTGACATACCTGCGTAGAACATATGTTCTTTAAATGCCACAACAAACTTAGCACCTGTCACTGCAGTGCTTACTTCTCCACCACCACCTGAAGACACATCCGTTGCACTAAATGATGTGTTAAAAACTGTTGGTGCATTATTACCATCTGCTACGATTAACTTATCATTACCATCAAAGTTAAATCTTTCAAAAGAATATTTACCTGCACTTGTTCTACCACTATCTACAGTTGTCCAAGATGAACCCCCTGCATCTGCTGTGAATATGTTTGTGCCTCTAGCTGCTACAACTTTATCACCAAATGTAGCAACCATCAAAACTTTTTCTGTAGAGTCTGACGTTTGAGGAACTACTGCAGATACGTATTTACTAAATCCATTTATTCTTCTGTAGCCACCTTCTATGTCAGGCTCAAAGTTTTGTAGCTCTAGTGCTTCACCCGGTTTCATCATAAAGGTAGAACGATTGAGAACCAATCCCCCTTCACAGTTAAATGCTACAGGCTGTACTTGAGAAGCGTCAGGCATTTAGTTCACCCTAATACTTAAATCTGCACTACTTGTGTATCCTACTTTTGGTATAAATGTAGACCTTACATATTCAAATCTATTTACTAGTAGTGTCTGCATATTCTTTATACCCTGCTCAAATCTTTGAAAGTTAAGTTGATATTGTGCAGTCTCACCTCTATACTGATAAACAAAAGCAGTAGCACCATCAACTATTACTGCTCCAAACCTATCAGGTATTGTTGTTGTGTCATCGTGAGCAGACATATCTGTTGGGAAAGAAAAAAAGTCATATTTTAAAGTAAAACCTTTTGTAGGAAAAGGATATAATAAGTAATTGTTATCTGGTGTTCTAGCGACATATTGTGGCACACCACCAGATTCAAACTGTGCAACTTGAACTCCACTAGCTATAGAAGCAGCAGTTGTGTCATTCGCACCTCTTGTAACACCTGTAAATGTAGTGGATGTTGTTCCTGTATATGTCACCTGTTCGTTGCCTATAAACAACGTGCCAGAAGAATCAAAGCCTGTTGTGCTTGAAACAGTGATTGTTGTCACACTGTCTGTATGTGTTGTGCTTGTTGTGGTTGTCTGTATTTCATCCTCTTGTGTTACATAACTGTTTATGTAATCATTATACTGTATAACATACAGTCTACCACCACTAGCACCTAAATCAGAATCTTTTACTAATCTAAATGTATTATAATCTACAGTTTTGGCTGTTGTTGGGATTGAATACCTAACAGTTCCACCAACTAGTGTTTCTGTTTTTGTTGAATGATTAAAGGGGTATTGAAATTCTTTTTGATTGATATATCGGATAGATTCATTAACTGCATTTTGAGCTTGAACCTGTATCCCTCTAGCACTAGAAAAGTTACTTGAAGTTAATTGAACTTCATTTAATCTTGCTAAAACTTTATTAGTATATGTTAAGTAACTTTCTGCCATGTATAATTCCTATAAGTGTAGGAGAGCAAGTTGCCCTGCTCCCCTAGAAAAAAGTTTAAGCTAACTGGTCTCTATCGACCTCATCAGGCTTGTCATCTAAGCCATGACCTGCTAAATCAATAACAGTGGCATAGACTCTGAGCCTTCCTGTAGCCGGAGCAGCACCTGCAATCTTACAGTCAATAGTGTCTGTAGTAGTTACAAACTGAGTGTAAGTTGAAGCTGCACTTCCTACAACAGTATTAGTTTGACCATTACTTCCTGCTGCACAAAAACCTGTAGAGGTTATATCTGCACCATCAATAATGTCATCACCTGCTGCGAAGTCCATGTCAAGAGTACAACTTGAAGTAAATGCTTTCATCACTTCTGCACCTGCATTCAAGACAAAAGTATTCGCAGGGATTTCTAACACCTGAAAGATGTCTCCGTCTGAGAAACTGCCACCTGCTGCTACCAACGCATCAATATCAAGGTAAGCCTCAATATTTCTCATTACGTTAGTATTCTTAGATGATGGCATAGCCACGATAGAGTCGGAAAATACACCAGTGGTATCTTTAGAGGTTAAATCAAAAGTTGCCATTTATATCTCCCTTACGCTACGTTATAT